TCTGTGGTCAGGCTCTTAAACTTGGAACCTCAACCGCATAGGTTGGTTTTTGATTTGGAGTGGGCTGCACCCCCAAAATGGCCCACTTCATTTCATAAGCCAATTAAAGGCAAACAAAGGAGATCCAACATGGGATATGACACGCCAGACTTTACGAAGAACCCGAAGAAAATAGAAATCATTCCTCCAGAGGGATGCGACTTTTACCGTCCTGCTGCTGCTAAGAAAGTAGCGGATCCAGTAAAAGATCCTGAAAAGGTTGTAGAAGTAGCAGCCAAAGTGTCAGGTGACGGAACAGCTAAAGGCGAAGCAGCCAAACACGCAAGCGAGATCGAGAAATTCCGCTGTAAAAAGTGTGGTTATGTTTGCGCCACCGAAAAGGGCATGAAGATGCACTTTACTAAAGCACATAAAGGAGAATAACAATGACAATGACAGCCGCGAAACTTTTAGAAACAAACCTTCCTACGAGATTGGGTTGGGGCGCAGAGTTAGATTCAAGCTCGGCAACTGCTTTAGAACCTTACGGTGCTATCAGGTGGGATTTCAGCCCGTACTTTGGTTTTAGGCGGTTTCAGTATTTGCGTTGCGATCAATCGGGCGGCTGTACTGTCGGTCAGTTGCAGAGCGTGACGGCAAACGAAAGCATAGCAAGCATCTCTGGCACTCACTCAACCACTACGATTGAGACTACAGGTTTAACGGCTGACATTCATGTTGGCGGTATCTTGTATTGTTTAGACGACGCTGGCGGTTCAGGAGCAGCACCAGAGGGCGAGAGTGGAGTAATTACAGCGAATAGCGCAACCATCGTAACAATCGGTGACGCTTTCTCGGTAGCTCCAGTTGATACAGACGCTTTCACAATTATATTCCCTTGGGCAGTTGTAGATTCAGCCGATGGAGACTTTGCCTCAGAAGTTGCTGGCGTAGCGATGGCAGCTCACGATCAATACGACTGGGGTTGGTTCCAGTTTGAAGGAATAAATCCGCTAGTTGATGCGGTAGCCGCTGGAACGACTTTCCCAACAGGTGAGTCAGTAGTCGCTGGAACGGCTTGCGTAGATGATGGCGCAGGAGATGCAGCCGATCTAAGAATTGGCGTGATACAGCATGGTCTTACAACCGACACAGTAGTTAGAAAAGCCATTGTTGATCTCTTTTGTGGGTCAGCGTTAAAGCTAAATCAGTCAACAGCATAGGTGAATAAATGAACACAGGCGAGATGGTAAAAAACGTGAACGCTGAGTGTCACCCGATAACGAATATCGACGCTATTATCATTCGTTGGCTTGATAGAGGTCAGAAGGTCGTGGGTTCAGCTTCGGGCAAAAAACAGGGTTGGTCATGGCTTAGGCAATACGGGTATTCGTTTGCAACTGTTGACGCAACCAAAGTCTACGCACTCAGCCCCCTTGTTGATACGTCTAAGATTATCACGATGTACAACGAGACTGAATCTCAATACATTGATTCGATCAGCGAGCAAGAATTTAGGATGCACGACCCAGGGGCAGATTCATCGGGTACGTCGTATCTTTACAGGCTTGTTGGCTACGCTCCTGTGCAGCATCAGCCGACCGCAACGTCAGTGTTGACCTTTGTTTCCTCGGTAGCAGATACGGCAAACATAACTATCCAAGGGTTGAATACTGGCAGCGTTATGATTACGGAAACGATTACGCTAAACGGCACGACTGATGTTGTTTCAACGGGTTCATTCACAAAGGTAATGAGTTTGTCAAAGGACGATGAAACGGCTGGCTATGTTACTGTGACTTCAGACGCTGCGGCGGTTACGAATGTTGTGATAGCCCCGAAAGACCGCGCTGTCTCCCATCCGTTGGTAGCTCCGTATTCCGTTCCTTCGGCTGTGGACACGATCTATTATGATTTCACGATGAAGCTGCAAACGCTATCAGCGACAACCGATATTTCTTTAATCCCTGAGAAGTATCACGACGTTCCTGAGTTGTACGCAATGGCTCGCTGTTACAAGCATTTGAACAACGCGGCAATGTTTCAAACTACTTACGGCGAGTTTCAATCACGAATTAAAGAAATGAAGGCAGACGATCAGCAGCCGTCAGGCGTTTGGTCAATGGATTCTGCTTCTAACGGATCGCTGCCGATAGCGCAGTTTCCGTCTAACTTCCCGAGGACGTAATGGGTCAAGAGAAAACTACAACTCCTGTGCGGATTAAGCGGTTTCTTGGCCTTAACACCAAGATTTCAGATACCGCTATTCACATGTGGGAGTCCTCTGGATTGCAGAACGTGAACATTACAGAAGAATCAGTTGAACAGCGTAAAGGCTCGACAAAGCTCAACACCGTTGCTTTCAAGGAGAAGTCCGATACAACAGCCAAAGGCATCGTGGGGCTGTACTCAGGCCGCTTAAACGGCACTAATTATCAGGTTGGTGTGGGTGGTGATTCGTTCAGACAATATACAGGCGGGGCGTTTGTTGATAAAACGGGCGCGGTTACTCTCACGGACAACGTGAACAAACTAGCATCTTTTGCTACGTTCTACGATTCGGGGGCAACGAATGAAATCATCATCGCTTGTAAAGACGGTGACGCGCCGATTAAGTGGACAGGTACGGGCAATGCGGCAGCTTTGGGTGGCACACCTCCTACTAATTTTAAATATCCCCTCGTTCATAAAAATAAACTATGGGTTGTCGTTGGTGACTTCGTTTACTTATCTGGCTTACGAGATGGCGAGAGTTGGGATTTAACCAACGACGTTTTAAGGTTCGCTGGCGGTGGTGGCGATATAACAGGAATTAAAGTCTTTAGCGATCGAGTGATTGTATTCCAACCCGACGCTATCAGTGCTGTGTCTGGAACCGACCCGTTAAGCAATATGTATATCGAAACCATTGTATCAGGCGAAGGTTGTGCATCTGCTTATTCTATCCAAGAGATTGAATCTAGGAGACATGGCAATATCCTTGCGTTTCTATCTACCGAGGGAACTGTTAAGGGATTCAACGGCTCAAAGAATCTCCTGCAGTTAAGTGACCCAGCAAAACCGTTATACGACCAAATGAATAGAAGCCGTCACGCTTATTGTTCATCTGCTAATTATCGAGCATTGAACCAATACTGGCTTACGATGTCTTTAGGATCGGACACCACACATAGCCAGATATTGATTTATGATTACTTCAACGACAGATTCACGAATGACGAAACAGGCAAGCCCCTTTCATCGAATCTTTATCACACAGGCATAACAGCAAACGCTATGTCTATATTTTCTTCGTCTGCTGGTACTGAATATCTCGTTACAGGCGATTATAGCGGGTTTGCGCTGCATCAAGACATTGGTTTGTCGGACGAAGGCACGACGATTATTGAGAGTAAGTGGCAAACGGGCAAAATGGATTTCGGTTCTCCGAGCCATGTTAAAATGCTCACAGATATGAATGTCCAGACAACTCAATCATCAGCAACGAATATGAGCGTTACAGCTACAACGCAGATCACAGGCGGAACCGCTGCCCTAACAATAGCTTCCGCTGGTGGGTTATGGGGGACGCTAGTATGGGGAACTGGCAATTGGTCATCCCCTTCTACCAAATACACAGCTTGCAAGATGATTCCGACAGTAGGAGAAAGTGCTGTGTTGGGTAGATACATCCTAACGCAGTTAAGCCATAACGTAGCAGACGAAGCCATGAGGGTTGAAGAATTAATCATTGGGGTTACTGATCTAGGTATGCAGCCTGAATTTACAGAGGACTAATGAGCGACTTGCTATTACAGAAGCATAACCATGACGATTTTAACCTGAACGATGAGTTCGGGCAGCTTTACAAGTGGTATAATAAAAGTCCGATGTCGCAAACAACGAGCATTACGGGAACAGGCTCTTTAACAGCATTGAACGCTGGGGTTGTTTTGGGAGATACATCTAGCGGTGCTATTACAACGACTTTACTCGCGGCGGCTGGCAACTTGGGGCTGACCTATTTTTTGAAACTTGTTGATGCCACAAACAATTGGACTATTTCAAGATCGGGGACGGACACGATTGATACTTTCACAGAGATTGTCTTGATAGCAGATGGAGACAGCGTTACGCTGGTTTCCGATGGGATTTCTAGGTGGAACATATTTTAGAAAGGATTCACCATGAGCGTACAAGTCGATCCATATACATTTACCAACGGCACAGTGGCCGATGCACTTGAAGTCAACGCGAGGATATCGCTGCTATACACTTTGCAGAACGGCGGCATTGACGCGGCTAATGTTGACCTGACCGATGATTATACTTGGACGGGTATTCATACGTTGTCGGCTGGGAAATTGCTGATCGGGACTAGCAAGGTGGATGAAGCGTTAGCCCCTATTGGTTCTATTATTCCGTTTTATGATTTCGATGGGGATGCTACATTTGACACAGATTACTGGGTATATTGCGATGGTTCTGCCGCAACTCTTGGCGGTGGTATTGGGGCAAAGACGTTGCCTGACCTTTCAAATCGTTACCTTGTTGGTTTTGGTACAGAAGGCGGTGGCGATATTGATTCCGCTGCATGGGCTACTGCTGCGGTGGGTAACGCTAGTCATCAGGTCGATGTAAGCCACACGCATACAGGGCCAAGTCATACACATGGCGCGGGGACTTTGAAATTTCAAATAGCTTCAAGCGATGCAACAAAGGTATATTGGTATAACTCTGCGGGTGATTCCGATTACATAGCGGTGACCCAGTCAGTACATGGCACTGGTTCTGCTCCACTCGCCAAATGGACATGGACAAATGGAGAGTCATGGTACACTGGAGGGGCAAGTACTGGAGCAACTGGAGCAGATGGTACTGGTGCAACGAGTAGTGAACTATCAGCAACCCAATCAATCCAACCACGTTCAGTACGTGTGCGTTACATAATGAGGATTCTATGAACAAAGTATTATTGCCAAAAGACGATCAAAGGTTACCAGACTCTTACGGCATAGAGATTAAGTACGTTACAGGCCGCACAGACAAGCTTGAGATAGCTAGCCATAAATTAAACGATGGCTTGCTTGAGATATGGACACACGAAGATACAAAGATAAGTTGGATTCCAATACAGAATATAGAGCGCATTGAATTTGATTCTAGGTTTACAAAGATGATAGAAATTAAGTTTGAAAACGAGAACAAAAAATGATTATCACAAATTGGACAGCGAAGTTAATAGTTAAGATCGCGGCTTGGATAACACCAGGAACCAAAGGTGTGACTCTTTGGCCGTTCATCTTTATTTCTCCGAAGTCGCAAGCACAGAACGGCAGACTTATAAGGCACGAACAGAAGCATTTAGAGCAGTACAAGCGATACTGGATAGTTGGCTTTTTGCCACTCTATCTCTACCAATTTATCCGTTACGGATATTACAACGCCCCACTCGAAATTGAAGCAAGGGCAGCGGAGGGAAGCTATTAATGCGACTTTCTAACGACAATATAAGATTGCTACCGTTTGAGCCACAGTATCACGCTCCCCATGTTTACAGGTGGAATCACTCAGGGGAATATCAAATGTTTTTCGGCAATAGCGAGCCTGTCACAATGGCAAGGGCAACGGAGTTGAGAAACGCTTACATGATCGTAAACGCTCATAAACCCGATGAAGTTATCGGATTGATAGTTTTGTCAGCCATCAAGGAGAGACATCGCAATTTAGAGATTCGCGGGCTTGTGGACAATGCACATCAGCGCAAAGGTATGTTTAACGAGGCTTTTATCCTAATGTGCAATTATGTGATGAACTCGATGAACTTTTACAAGATTATCGGCACACCGAGGGAAGATAACGAAAAATCAATCGGTTTGTTGGAAAAGGCTGGATTTAAGACTGAGGGCGTTATGGAAAACGAAATATATGTAGATGGGGAGTTCCACAACGTAAAGCGGTATGCTATAACCAAAGGCGCATTTAATAAATTGCATAAAGCGGGGCTGTCGGCTCCTAAGTCGGAGGAAGTGTAGTAGGCTATGATTTCAGCGGGGTTTTTGGGTGCGATAGGCGATTTCCTATTCGGCAGCGGAGGAAACGACGCAGAAGCGTTTAGAGGCCCAGGCTGGGAGCAGCAGGGCGTTCTTCTCGATGATCTAGCTATGGGTCAGTTTATGACTCCTGAGCAGTTGGCAGAGAAGCGTCGGATGCTTGACCAGTTTGCTCAAAATACGGGCGGTCAGTCTCCCGAATGGCTTAACGATGCCTATGACAGACTTGGCAACATGGACACGGTACAGCAGAATATGCTCCCGCGTTTTACCCCAGGCCAAGCCATAGAAGGCCAGATGACATCGAATACTTCGCCCTTGCAGCAATACACTCCTGAGTTTCAGCAGCGCGACCCATACCAATATAGCAATCTTAATTTCCAAAACTACGACGCTAATAAAGCCGTTGGTGATGCTTACACGCCTCAATTTGAGATGGCTAGGAGAGGTCTTGAGCGGTACGGGCAGGATGAACGTCAGGGCATAGCCGAGGACATGAACGCTAGAGGTATGTTGACCACGGGCGGCACAACAGAAGCTATGATGAAGCAGCGCGAGACTCAGGGCAACAGACTTGCAGACATTTCAAGCCAGTTAGCCACTCAGCAAGGACAACAGCAATTACAATCA